TTTCTCCGCATCCAACTCATTGATCGCCGCCTGCATCGTGCTGGCTGCGATGTTTCCGGCCGGGGTGTTGCCCACCAGTGCAGCGCCACCTGCTGCTGCCAAATCGGCTTTGAGCGCAATCGATACCTGCACGTCGGCAGCCGTAATCCGCAGCCCCACCACCACCCCCGCAGAAAAGGCCCGCGCCGTCGTCCCCTCTTGGCCGCGCATCACGTTGCTTAAAATCGCCGAGGCTGCGGCTCGGGTGCGCACATAGACAATCTCGATGTTGCCGCTGCTGTCTTGCAGCGTGGCCTTGAACCAGTCCGTCGTCGTCGCCGGCACTGATCCCGTGCCGGTATTGGCCACCGGGAACAAATCCGCCTTGGCTGCCTCCACCGTCAGACTGGTATCGGTGCTCAATATGCTGGCTTGCAGCAGCGAGCGCGCGGCGTTGGTAAATAGTTGGGCCATGTCAGGTTTCCTTCACTTTTATTGGGAGATTTCCCGAATGCTCAGCGCGTCGGCCCGGCAGGATGCGTAAGCAAGGTTGATGTCGTCAGCTTCTCGGGTGAGCCGCTGGAGTAACGCAGTAGCTCCGACTGAAAATAACCCGGTGGCTTGGGCAACGTCGTCAGCACGATGGCCGGCAGCGGCGGTATCTGCACTTTGGGGGCTATCACCACCGCCCCCACATCGCGTTGCGTAGCTTGCATTGGGGTCGCGCAACCGGCCAGCATGGCCAGCAGCAGCGCGCAGGCGGCGCTCGTAGCCAGTGACGGCCTTTTTGTTATTGGCATCTTTGATCTCCTGGTTGTCCTTGAAATTGCGCAGGGACATCGAAGCCGCTGCCACCTTGGCCCGCTCCTCGTCCAGCAGCTTTATCGCGTCGGCCTTCTGGCTCTTGACCTTGGCTTGCCATTCAGCGTCGGCCCTTTGGTAGCCACCTTGGTCGATGTTGTGATGTACGCGCCAAGCGCCCAGCAGCAAGGCGGCAATCAGTGCTCCATAAAGCAGCCAGGTGTAGGGGTTAAGCCAGCTCATTGCGCCCCCAGGCACTTTGCGTGCGTTTTGAGTCGGTCTTTCCAAAGCCCGGAACAAGTGCGATTGCCGGGTGCTGAGCAGTCCTGGCCATTCGATTTATTCCAAAGCAAAACAGCGTTACAAGCGCCCACGTAATCCAGCGCATTGAGCTTGCGCACGACGGTCGAACCGCAGAACCCCGAGGCGCCAATGTTGTAGCTCAGGTCCACGTACAGGTCGTACTCAGCTTGATGCAGCGGCGCGCTGACGCAGCGCTTGAGCGCACCCTCGAATTGGCTAGCATCAACCAACGCGCGCTGGATGGCCGGCACTACCCTCAAGCTGTCCCCGCGCTTTACCTTCTCAGTGGTACCAAACCCCACCGTCGGCACCTGCCAGCCGTGCGTCGGGTCTGCATAGGCCTGCGCACGGTAATCCTCGCGCACCAAGATGCCGACAAAACCCACTGCGCTCAGGCTCAGGGCGGCAACGACAACGCGCAGGGCGGGGGTCATGGCGCTTGCTCCGATGCCGGGGCGCGGCGCTTGAATCCGAACCAGCCATATCGCACGAACACTGGCTTCCAGAGCCGCTTCCAAAACCACTCACTGAGCAACAACAATGTGTAGAGCGCGGCCAGCGCCGACGCGATAAACGTTGCGGCGGATGCGGCATCGGCCCAGCTCGTGATACCAACCGCCGTCCAAGCTGATACGACCTTGGTGACTGGATGAGAGATTTCGATGTTGTCGTTCATTTTTATCAAACCTCTTTGACCTTGATGACAATCTCAGCCTGCTTGACCCGCCCGCCCGTGGTGGCGAGCGTGGTCGTGACCTTGTAGCTGGCACCGGTGAGCCCGCCGGACAGCCACACCTTGACCACCCCATTGAGCAGTGCAGACGCCATCAGCGTGATGCCCGGCTCCACACTAGTGACCTGACTGACGCCGGTATCCTGGTAGCCCTCCAGCCACTCGACAAAACTGATGTCGTAGTCCTGTATGTCGGCTGGCTGCTTTTCAAACTTGGCAAGGATAGGCATCAAGCGGCCTCCGTCATGTCCACCGGCACCGAGGCCGTGGTGACCTGTAAATCGACGTAAGCGATGGCCACAGATGGCGCTCCGGTCAGCCACAGCAACCCTGGGGTCAGCCATGCGGACGCCGTGGGTGCTGCCTTCATAAGGACGGTGACCCACGGAGTGCTGAGCAGTGTGGTGGTGGCGAGAGCCACTACCCCCATCGGCACGCTCAACCCGAGGCCTGCCGTTGTGCTCGCTGTTGCCAAAGCCGCGCTGGCCATGGCTTTATGGATCGCCAGTGCGGCAGCTTGCGAAGCGATTGACTGCGGCGCTGCTGCCAGTGGTGTCTGTAGCCTCAAGGACGATGCAGCGCTCGCAGTGACAAGCGCGTTGTCACCTAGGCGTACGTTCAGAGCCAGTGTCGCCGAGCCTATGTTGGAAACTCCGACGGCAGCAGCCAGCAGCGAGACCGCCTGGTTGATCGCTGCCGCGCCGACAGTGCTGGCTACTGCATGGGCTGCTAGCGGCTTGCTAAGGCTCAGGCTGGCCGACTGCGTTGCGGAGGCGGTCGCGTCGGCGAACAGGGTTGTGTCTGACCGAAGGAACGCAGTTGCAGTTGCAACAGCCTCTGCCGTGGCTCCCATCGGCGCACCAAGCGCCATAGCGCCAGTTGCCACCGCATTCGCTGGCGCAGTGCTACTTAGCGGCTTGCTAAGGCTCAGGCTGGCCACAGCCGCCGCAGTGACGGTGGTGCTCGCCGCTAGATTGACGGCCATGGCAAGTGGGGCTAAAGCCGTGACCTGCGCCAGTGCCGCGCCATCTAGGCGTACGTTCAGAGCCGTAGCGCCAGTTGCGGTAGCCTGCGCAGTCGCAGTGCTAGCCAAGTCGATCTCAAAGAACGTCTCTAACCCCAGCTCAAAGCCAAGCAGCTCGCCTGATCCGACTTCTATGAGGGGTCTCACGCTTCAGCCAATCAATCGTCTATGCGAAACGTCAAACTGGCCGCCGGGAACGTCACCGAATCGCCGGGGTTGATCGTCTTGCTGATCGTCAACGCCGAGTAGATCAACAGGTTGCCCGCCGAAGCGGCGTCATACAGACCCATCGCCACCACAGTGTCCCAGCCAGATGGCGATGGTGTTGGGAAATTGAGGATCGCGTTGTTGCTGGTCGTGCCTGTCGCGCCACTGGAGGCTACAACGCTCGCCGCACCTTGCGTGCCAGCCCAGTTGGCTAGGCTTGACGTCACAGCCACACGGGCATAGGCATTGCCAGACACCTCTATGCCCGCAGCGCTGTCCGTCGGTGCTGCCGTCAGCAAGCCAACAAACAAAGTCGCCGGACCTGTACCGGCAGCGGCCGTGGCCCCACCGATGCCGATGGCTTGGGCGCGCATCAGCCAGTCGATGATTTTGTTTTCCATAAAGTCGGTTAGCGCTGCCATGATTTACACCCTTTCAGTGATGCGTTGAGAAAAAGTTAGGCCGGTGACGATGACAGTGGGGGCAGCCATGATTTATTCCTTCGGTACCACGGCAGAGGCCGCTTGCGCCTGCTCGCCGATAGCGGTTTTGAAAAGGGCTAGGTAGCCTGCCGCCAGCTGGGCATTACCGGCAAACTCTGCATCCATGCTCCAGGCGCGGTACAGCACCCAGTCGTGCAGCGCATTGCCCCACTGGTCGGCCACACTCAGGTTGCCGGTGACGGCGGCGTAGGTCAGGCCTGTCGCAGGCTCGGCAATGTCCACGGGATACACCGGGCACACCAGGTCGAGCGAAGACGTGACGAGTGCCGGCGGAGAAACGTAAAAGGTTCTTGGTTCTCGCAGGTCATACATGAACTGCGTAGCGTCAAGCTTTCCTGTCTTGGCCTGCCAGTCAGGGTCTGCAGCGTCCATCAGCGCCATGTCAACCTTGCGCAGTCCCTTCTTGCTGGCCGTGTTGCGGGCGATGTCGATCAGTTGCACTGCGCTGACCGGTAGCGTTTGACGCGCACCAGCTACCAGCGTGACCGCCAGGGTCTGGGTGGCCGCGTCCGGGCGCTTGGCCACGAGCTCGCGCTGGCCGTCATTGAGGTCGCGCACCAGCTTGTCCACCGTCCAGCGAATGCTGTCCTTGTCTTGCAACTGCTCGGCCACGCGGCGGATGATGGATTGTGCGGAGGTGGGCATGGTCCGTCCTTAGCAGAATTTGGTTTTCACGCGTGGCGTGCTGGCGGTAAATCCGCGCCAGGCATCAACCGAGACAGCGTTGATGGCGGCCTCGAAATGGGCGCCCTTCAGCGCCGCCAAGTCGGGTTGATAAAACGCGGCCCCCGGCAAAGCCAGAATCACCGACAAAGCACCATTGGCAATGTCGAGGCCATGCAGCTCGAACAAATCATCCGGCAGGCTGACAGCGCTCAAGCTTGGCGCCAGGGCCACCTGAACTTGGCAAGCCAGCCCAGCAGCTACGGCGTTGCCCAGCACAAAGGTTTTGCGGTTGGCGCTGAGCAATCCTTGGCTTGCCAAGTCGGAGCTAGTCCAATCCTTGGGGGCATCGCGGAAAGACAAAACGGGCAGAGGCTTGACGTCCAGCGTGGCGCGCTCAACTCGCACCACATCAGCCCCGGTGGGTACATCCAGGTCGTACTCGGCTTTACCTTCCATCGACAACACCGGCTCCAGCCACTCCACCCAGGCACGGGTGCGCCGGAAAAAGCGAATCGCAGCGCGGCGCGCCTCAGCCTCCAGCAACGGATTCGGGCAGGTCGCCGCATAGGGCGCTAGGTACGGGACGAAGGCTGACCACACCATGGTTTGGCCTTACTTCGGCTTTTTGGTGTATTTGCCGGGCTTGGGTGCTGTGGCCGTTTCCACTGGCGCGGCATTCTCGTCGCCGTCATCGTCAGGCAAGTCATCGCCCGCATCATCAGAGCCAGCTTCGCCGCGAATCAGCGCCGAAGCCATCGCAAAATCATCTTCATCCGCTGGCAAGAAGTCGCTCATCCCCAGCAGAAACTGCACGTCAGCAGCATCAGCAACCTCCGCCGTCAGGCGACCGTCTTGCGCCGAAAACACAATCACCTGGCCGCATGGCGTCACCACATTCAGCGTGCCATTGCGGCGCGGCTTGATGCTGGTTTCAATTTTCATAATTTAAGCGCTGCGGTACAACAGCGTCAATCCCAGCGTGCCCGCCACCGCCGCCGTTGGAGCCGCGGTCACAACGATGCCGATCTTGCGATCCACATCCGAGGGCGTGACCGCCACAATCGGCTGGCCC